CGCCAGTTAGTACGTTAACAAAACGCCCGTCGCCTTCGTAGCGATACGGCTGCTCAGGGTCTACCTCTGGTGCTGGCGGAGGCGGCGGAGCAGGGGCCGGAGCAGGCGCTGGGGCTGGCGGTACAGGAGCCGGAGCAGGCGCCGGGGCTGGCGTTACAGGTGCCGGAGCAGGGGCCGGGGCGGGCGTAGCGCCACCACCGCCTTCTTCTTGTACGGGCTCAGGCTCTACGTACGTAGGCGGTTGGTCAAGGATAACCGGAACGCCACCAACTACTGCGTCTACTACAGGGGCGTTTTGAAAACCTTCAAGATCGTCGTCTTGGCGCTCTGCTTCCATAACAGCAGGGCCTGCGGCGCTAACAGCAGCTAGCGGAGCGCTAGCCGTGTCTATTACTGCTTGTGCTGGGCCGCCTAACACGTTGTTTATATTAGCATCTAAAGGAAGACCAGACAGCCCACCAGACAATCCGCCAGTCAGTACACCTTCAACAATGCTGTTTCCTTGCGCGGCTGCTAAAGTACCGCCAAGCGCTGCTCCAGTTACAGCAGAGCCTGCGCCTGCGCCAAGCGCTGCGGTTAATCCAGTGCTAGCTGCAAGGCTAGGCGCTACAACAGGCACGGCAAGGGACATAAGCCCGCTAGCAAGGGCCGCTAGCTCAGGGCGGCGTGTGTCACGATATGCACGGTTTTCCGGTAAGTTGCGCCACGCCCCCAGCTCTTCCGTAGCTTGCTGGTACTCTTCGGGCGTTAAGCTTCCAGCTCCTACGTCAGCACTAACACCCTGAGCGTCACGTGCTGCAAGAATCTGACGGTCCATATCTGGTTCGCCAGTCAGCTCTTGTGCAGCAATGCCGGTAGCGTTTTCAGGAACTGCAGTAGTAGGTTGCGTGGCAGGCCGTGATGCAGCCGTTACAGCTTGCGTAAGAGTCTGAGCCGGCTGCCCGGTTTGTGCAGCTACAGCGTCTTGAATTTGCTGTGGCGTAATAGTTACACCGCCAAAGCTTAACGGAATGCCAAAGCTAAAGCCACCCATTAGTCTTCCTCGTCCAAGCGCGACGTGCGCTTAAGGTAGAAGCGTAGCGCCGCCAAACCGGAACAAATACCAATCAATGCGGCAATCATTTGCATCCATTCCGTAATAAGCGGAAGATTAGCCGTAATGGCGCCAAGCACAGACGTAGCGGCTAGCTGGTCTGCAACTTTGTGTGCGTTGTCTTGTAGCTGTCCTTGCATTATTGGACTCCGCGCCAGTCTTTGCTTTGGAATAGTGCAGCTTCAGCGGCGCGGCGTCTAACTAAGCCTTCAAGGACTTGTCCGCCAGCACGCACCCAGCGCATCATCTGCTCCGGTACTTCTGCGTATTGGTAGTTGTTTAGCTTTCGGAGGAGCGTTGACTCTGCCAGATTGCCAGCGCCAAGGTTGAAGGTCCAGGATACAAGAGCATCGAACTGCTGTTGCGTAAGAGGGACTTCCACCAGCCGCGTAACATCCCTTTCAAAGCTTTCCAAATCTTCAATAAGAAACGCTTCAGCTGTCTCTTGGTCAATGGTATCTCCTTCCTTTACGTTAGCAGTGTGCCCATAGCCAATAGTCCACACCCCAGCAGGACACAGGTAAGCATCAAAACGGCAGCCTTCAAAGTGTCGTATGAGTTCAACTCCGTCTCTTCCTGTCCGCATTGTTCAATCCTGCCGTTGGCTAGAGCCAAAGTAAAAAGCGATAACGGTGCTAAAGCTACCAGTAATGCTGCCGAGAATAAGGTTGATAATAGCATCGCTGTTTTGCTCGTGAGGTAAAACCGTTACAAGGATGATGTAGCCAGCAAACAGGCAGCACAGAGAAATAGCTAAGAAGCGTGCCGTCCAATCTTTGGCAAAGTGCTTGCGCGCATCCGCTGTGTCAGCGGTTTGCAGGGCGTAAAGGTCTACGTCCAGCTCCTTCATGCGCGCTTCAAAGTCCAGCTCCGCCTTCTTAATTTCCGTGAGCTGCTCAGGCGTGGCTTGCGCTAGCGCTTTCTGTAAGCTGCGCTCGTCGGTGTCACAGCCCAGCACGCCAGCAATAACGGAAGCCGCAGCGCCGCCCAAAGGCCCTCCAAGGGCCGTTCCAAGGGTAGGCGCTACAGCCCCGACAATGTTCTTAATTGCGTCAAAGTTCACTGTTAGCGCTCCCTTGAATTCCACAAGTCAAACAAAACGCGAACCTTCTCCTTTACGGTCTCCAGTTCGCTGTGCATCTTAGCCAGCACAATAACCAAGCTGATAAAGCCCGCGAACACCGGCCATAAGGAAACTAGAAGCTCTAGCTGGCCGTCCACGGTACGCCCGCAGCCGTCGTCGGGTGCTTCTGGTCCTCAATCTTTTGCGCCAGCGCAGCTTCCGTCGCGTCCTTGTCTACCCCGTTAGCCCACACCCACGCTAGCACTTGGGCTTCGGTGAGGGATTCAAATGCCACGAAGTCCTCGGACTCAGGGTCAAAAGTAAACCCACACGTTCCATACGATGCCGCAGAGAATTCGCCATCTGTCGCGGAAACTCGCCAATGCGCCGTCTGCACTCCGCCGCTCTTAACGTCGCGCTCCAAATTAGGCAAAGACCAAACGTATTCAATAGCCATTTTATGCTCCTTAAAGTGCTGCAATGATGAAGGCAAGAAGCTCAGAGTAACGCACACCCATGCGGCTCCGCTCCTCGCCGGTTTCTTCGTCGGTCCACGTTGAGTGAATAAACATGGCGTAGCGCCCAGCGTCTAAGCCTTCAGCTTCAAAAGCGGCTTGCAGGTCTTGGGCAATGATGCCGAAGTGGATACGGGCGTCGTCGCCTTTTTTTTCTACGGCAGATTTCCAGCGGAACTTACGCAGAAGGCCTTTAGCGGCTACGGCTACGCGGCGCTCGGCTTCGGATAGCTCCTCAATGTCTTGCTTCTCGTTAGCGTCGGAGGTCTGGATAGTGCTGTTGGTAGCGTAAATGTCGTCCCATCGTGCGTTTATATTTCCGAGATCATAAGCATTATCAGCACTTGTAAAGTTGCTTACATCCATCGGGGCAACAGTGTTTGTTCCAAAAACAATGCCAGCATGACTAGAAGAAGTGCTACCAATGGCAATATTGTTAGATGAAGATACCCCAATACTCCCCACCGTGGTGCCGTCTTTGCGGAAGTCTAGTATCTGACCATCATCGCCCGTGTTGTTAAAATAGACTACTGGGTCGCCTGCTCCAGATGTTTCTTTTGCAAAGCCAGAGCCGCTGTTAGACAGCATTACACCGCCGCCGCTGGTGTTGTTGAACAAAGTAGTATCAGTCGTCCCCACCAGCAGATTGCCGCTGGAGTCGATGCGCATGGCTTCGGTGCTGTTTGTCTTAAAAGTAAGGTTGTATGCGCCGGACGTAGCGATTGAATAATCAGCAGCAGCATAGGAAACAATATTTTGTTCTCTATATTGCGTACTGCCAATACCAACATCGCCGCCGACAATATGCAGCTTTTCCGTTGGACTCGTCGTCCCAATCCCCAACGCCTCCGCACTCGCATCCCAGAAGAACTTCGGCGTCGTGCCGGTATCCTCGTAGAAGCTGATGTCGCCGTTATGGTCAATCTTCATGCGGGTTGGTGCGCCGTCTACGCCAGCATTGGTAGTGCTGTGGAATGTCAGGCCTACATCTTGAGCTAAACCATTGTAGCGGCGAATAGCGGCATAATCTAAAGATGGACTACCCCACACAATATCGTTACTGTTCCCTCTGAAACTTACATCATTATCCCCATCCACAGTCAGCCCATCAGCCGTGACTGTGCCGGTTACGTCGATGCCGGTGGCGGTGGTGGCAAACTTAACAGCATTGTTGTGATACAAGGTAACTGCACCATCGCTTGCAAAAATTGCTTTATTCTCCGTGCCAGCGGCGTTTCTTATGTTTACGCCACCATCACTCGCCGAAGGTCATATCCCCAGACGAAACAAAAGACGTACCAGTAATGGTCGTCCCCGTAATCGCCCCGGCACTCGACCCGCCGATGGTCACGCCGTCGAGCGTTCCTCCATTAATGTCGGCTGTCGTGATCGTTACCGATCCGATGGTGCCGCCTTCAATCTTGTCGCCGCTGATCTGGTCGTTAGCCAGCGTCAGCGTACCCGCCGATACGTCCAGCGTCTTGCCCGCCCCGACCGTTACGTCGGAGGTGGCAATGGTTGCTCCGCCAATCGTAGCCCCGTCAATCGTCCCACCGTTGATGTCCACGCTAGCAATCGTAACGGTGCCGGTAAAGGTCGGGGAGGCTGCCGGAGCGGCAAGGCCAAATGCGGTTTGAATCGCAACAAATTCCGTGCTAAACTCTGAGCCTTTAATAACCTTTGCGGGGTCATTCGTAGGTAAAGAGTCTTTTGCGCCAAAGTTGGTCGTGGGGGTATACGTAATAGCCAATGTGTTTCTCCTAAAACCTATTGCCTTTAACTTTATTTTCGTAGGCAGTTATAACTTGAAGGTTCCAAGGAACATGCAATCCGCAAACTCCTTTTCCTCTTAATGGAATAATATGGTCTACTTGATGCGCAATACCTGTAGCTTCTGAGCGTAAATCGCGTAGTTCATATATTTCTTCAATCATCCATAAATGATCTTCAGTAAGCCATAAAGGAGTAGCTTTAAGTTTAGACGCGTTGCGTTTCTGTGTTTTTGCGCTAACTTTGTGTTTGTTCTTTTTTTGCCAAGCAGCTATTCTAAGTTTTGTTTTTTCTTTATTTTTATTTTCCCAGCGCTTTTGCAATTCTCTATGTCTTTTATAATTTTTTTCTTTCCACAGCTTAGTTGCTTGCTTAATTTGTTCTTTATTAGCCTTATAGTATTCTTTTGTTTTTTTGCTATTACATTCTTTGCAATATGACATTAAACCATCTTTACTGGTTTTTTTCTTGTAGTATTCTGTTACGGGCTTTACGTCCCCGCAGACTCGACATTCTTTCATGCTGCTCTCCGCCAAGAGAAGCAGGGGTACTCAGCGTGGCGGCGCTTTTCCCCCTGCGGTTAACTGCTTAGGTTACACGGTACCGAAAAGCTTCACACCAGCCTCAGGGCGGTAGGTTTCTACGCCATACAAAGTATCGGCAACCATAAGGTCAGCAAGGTACTCAGCCTTGTATTGCGTCTGAACGCGCACGCCAAGCTGCTCCGCGAACACGATGGCGTCTTTGTGCATAAGCAGAGCGCCTTTCTCGTCCGTGTTTTCGGTGGGCAGGTTGGTGGACACGTACACGTCAACGCCGTACAGAGAGCCAATCTTGCCGGTCTCAACGGGCTTGCCGGTCACGAAGTCCGTGCTGACGTAGTTGGTCACGCCAAGCAGTTCCTTCTTCATAGCAGGCGGAATGACGAACACGCGGTTGTCCATCGGGACATCGTTGTCGTCAAGCACCTGCAGAGCTTCGCGGAAGCCCAGGTCGGTGAAGCCAGCCGTTGCCGTACCAGCAGCGGTTTGCGTGCCAGCGCCGCTGAGGAACTCAAGCTGCGACGTGAAGTTAGCAGCCTCAGCAATCAGAGCGGTGTCAACGCGGGTGGCAAGAGCGTAGCCAGCGTCGCCCGTGTAGAACTGACGAAGGCTGTTCAGAGCTTGCACGTCCACAATGTCTTCAATCAAACGGCTGTACTCGTAGTGCTGGTCGATAGCAATCGTCAGCTCAGACTCGGTGGCAGCGATAAGGGTCACTTCCGTCTGCGCAGCTTTGACGCTGGCATCGCCACGGGTGGGCTTCGGGATGTGAATCGTATCGCCTTTCTTGCCGGTCATGCTCATGGAGCGGACGAGCGGCTTAACGACAAGGGACTTTTCGTATGCTGCAATGATTTCATCGGACCAGATTTCGGGGATGAAAGTAGCAGCGGTGGTTTTGGTTACGTGGTTGCTTCCAAGTGCCATGATGTATTACTCCGTAAAAGTCATTTAACACGGCCCTCCGCGTACGCACGCATAATCTCTGGTTGTAGCGCTTCGTATCGCTTCGGGTCACGGTTCATAAGTTCAATAATGTCACGGCGGCGGTAAATCTTTCTAGTCTTTGCGCTATCAGGATTAGACCGTGCCGAGCCCGTCGAAGCTTTCTTGATTTCGTTCTGCTGCGCCACCTTTTCGACTTTTGCGGTTTGCTCTACGATGCCGCGTCGTTCTTTGTACAGCGTCATTAGCTCATCTGCTGCAGCAAAGTCGTACGCTTTATCGGCGCGTTCAAACAGCTCTTGTCGAACCTGTGACTTACCAATCCAATCCTTAAATCCAGCATCCGTAAGGATTTCTTTCATGTCAGGATGTGCAGCCTGCAGTTGAGCCAGCGCTTGAGACTTTGCCATTTCTGCCGCTACAGCCTGAGACTGCTTAAGCATTGGGTGGTTCTCAATAGCTTTCTGAACTGCCGCCTGCGGATCGGTAAAGAAGTCAATCTCGTCCGCTTCTTGTTCCGGTGCAGACTGGGACTGTTGCGCTGCGATAGACTGCTTAACCATTTCGTCGAAGGCTTTACGC